CCATGAGACAGTGACGTTCTCAAAGGTAGGATCGCCAACCTGGGGACTGCTTACCCTTGTTACGGTGAGCGGTCCCTTAGAGTAGATCGTCGTATAAATAACGGGATACCCTGGATCACAGGCAGAGGGCATCGGATTAGAACTAGCTATAGACCACTTAACATAATGCACGCCATATTTACATTCTTGACCCGGTGGTTCGGGTGCATCTGGTGCCGGCTGTTGCTCCTGCACTGGCGCGGGTTTCACATCACTAGGACCATCGCTGCCGCCACCCTCGATACCACCGCCAGGACCAGGGATCGGCGGCTGGAGTGGTGCCGGGGCTGGCGGCAGCGGTGTCGGCTCATCGTCGAACGGCACGATGGGCGATGTCACGGGCGATGGGGTGGTGGTATCACTCGATCGGCCGGCCTCGTCCTGTCTGCCAGCCTCAGCGCTGCTTGTAATCGGCGGCGGCGGCAGCAGCAGGCCAGGGCCAGATGCCGAGGCAACCAGCATTGCCAGCAACGACCGGCCGTCTACGTCTACGGGAAAATGGCTCAGCTGCAGGCTCTCTGCCCCCTCACGGTCACGGCTCAACCCATCCACCTGATACCAGTACCGGAACACTCCCGGCGCCTCTGTGTTAGGGCGGATCGTAACATCTAGCGCCACGATGTCACCCTCAACAATCGCGCCAGAATAGAACCCAGGTTGTAGCGTCAGGCTTACGGTATGGCTCGATAGGGTCCGGCGACCGTGGAGGTACGCTCCAACCCTGGCGCAATGGATCTCCGTTGTAGCAAAAAGCGCCATCTCATGCTGTTCAATCTCAGCACCGAAAGGCCCGTACTCCAACGAACGGCTAAACGGGATGTCAGTCTCGCTAGCCTGTTGCCGCCAACTCAACAAATACCTTTTGGCACGTCTACTAGCAGGATCGTACCAGTTATCTTGAAACGATCCGGGCACAATGTTTGATTCACTGAAAACCCATTTAGGCGTCAGTGGGTCAGTGTTGATTGTATAGTTTGACTTCAGCGGTAGCAGTGGCCGCAATCCAAACCGCCCGCCTGCCTTTGTTTCCCGTAGCAGGAAATATGGCAACGTGCGCTCTAGCCAGCCTGGTAGATCCTCAGCATCTCGGATCTCCCCATTGAATAGCAGCTGATATAAATCAGTGAATCGCGCTGCAATCGCCAGGCTGTCAGTGTCGATCATATCAGCCGGCACCAGGCCAGACTGATCGAGCTGCCAGCGGATCAGATCAACCACGTTATCCGATGGCCCGACGACAGAATCCACGATCCGCCCGCGATCAATCTGCATCCCATCGCGGATGAACACATTGGCACCGATCCGCCAGTCCTCCGTACCTGGCAGCGTCTCTACCCTGTATTCCAGGGTGGTCAGGCCGCGGTAGGCACCACCGCCGCCGCAGATCGCCGGGAACCGCGGCAACTGATACGATTGCGTGGTACTAGCCACCCCTGGTAGCCAGCTACCGGCGCGTTGGTTGTAGTTCGCTGAGAACGTGCCGGTTCTGATCGCACCATGGCGAAAGTCTCGAACCTGCGGGCTGGTGATCCACCCCTGCCCTAGGACGCAGTGGTAGTAGCTGATGATCCGGGTGCTGGTATTCTCGAACCGGCCTTCAGTCGCCAGCGGTCGGACGAGCACACCACCTGCACTATTGCGGCGGCGGCAAAATACAACAGGGATGGGATCACCGATCGCCATTGACTGCTGCGGTTCGTTCAGGATCGATTCCGGCCTGGCTACCACACGCTCGACTGGCCGGCCAGATTGCGTGCTCTGCGTTCCAGATTGCAACCTGCTCAGGTAACCATCAATAGCGGCACGGTTGATTGCTGTAGACCGAACGATGCCGTTGTATCGTTTCGGATCAACAAGCCGCGTAAAGGCTATTTGTTGATCACTGAAGTAATCAACCTTTACGCCATTAGGTTGTAGTGAAACGCCTTTGATGTATTGCGGTTCGTTCATAGCTGGCACGGGATACCGATCAGGCTAGACGTTGCAACCAGCGGTAGCGTCTGCACTGCTGCTGATTCTACGGCTGCGCCAATGCTCCAGGTGGTGGTCTCCAGGCTGCCGGTAGCGCCAGTGATCTGCCCCCTGGCGCTACCTACCAACTGTTGTAGCGAATACGGCCCAGCCAGCCCAAGGGCCTCGTCATACTGGTAGACCCTTAACCGAACCTGCCACGCCCCGGCTAGTGCCTGCCACTGGAGCTGCAGCATCGATGGCGTGCGCGGTACCGTGATCGTCCCCTGCTGGCCCGTCAGCTGGCCGCTGGTGATCCCTGCCCAGTCGAACTGCCGATAGCTCCAGGATTGCCCCTCCCAGGTCACAACCTCGCCAATCCAGTGGTCCTGCCAACGAGTGACGACCGCCGCGCCATCGTAGAGATCGAGGAATGCAGCCTGCCCAACTGCCATCGTTAGCGCCTCCCTGATGCCATGATCGCTACAGCCTGAGCGATCTGCGCTACATCCTCAATTCGTGCCCATTGGCTGCCGTCTGGTTGCTGCAGGATCGGCCCGGTATTCTGAACGTAGACCGCGGTACGCCCGCCGCCGCCGCCAGCGCCTCGACCGTTCACCACGTCTACCCCCCTGGCACCCTGCAGGAATGCCTGGGAGGCCGCGGCCATCCGATTAGCAGGGATCACATATTCCGGCTGGCCACCTTCGCCAACCTGCGCCACCGTGGGCCCGGTGACGTAAGCACCAGTGGCGAACTGCGGGATATTGACCTGCGGCAGGTACGGCAGCTGAGGTAGGTTGACAAGTGACGCGGCACGGTTGACCCCAGCGATTAGCTGGTTCACTCCAGCAACGAACGAGTTTACGGCCTGCCCTGCTGATCGCAGGAGGCTATTCAATGCGCCGCGTATCCAGTCAATCGCTGATTTGAATGGTGCCTGGATTGCATCACCGAGCTTGGCAAACAACGATACGGCACCATTGTATAGACCTTCAATCATCTTGCCCATATCGTTAAAGCGATCACCTACCCACTGCCAGGCAGTTGTGATTCCATCCTTCAACGTATCAACCAGGCCAGCCAGACCCTTGCCGATCGATAATGCTAGCTCGTCCAGCTGTTCCCCAACCCATCCTAGGAAACCCAGGATCGGCTCACGGAACGCATAGGCCATAGCAACCACAGCCGCAATGGCTAGCACGGTCCAACCGACCGGGCCAGAGAAAAACGCGACCATTGCAGGCAGGAAGGTTGCGCTCATCCATGCCAGCAAGCCGCTAAGCGAGCTGAACAATGCAGGGGCCAGGCCAGCCAGGCCCGCAAACTCCAGCGCCTTTAGCGCGATCCCTAGACCCACTGCAAGCCCGATTACCGTCTGCATCGGCTCGGGCAACTTGGAGAACAGATCCACTACCGCCGTGAGACCTGTTACCACGGCATCGAGGGCAGGCAACAGGGCAATGGTAAGACCAGCCGCCAACCCGCCGACCTTACCCGAAAGGGTAGTGAGCTTGTCGTTATACTCATCTGCCTTCTGTGCAAAGGCTGTTGTCATCTTGACGCTTAACTTATCAATCGCATCCCCGCCCATATTGAGCATTGGGATCATCTCTGCTCCGGCCTTACCGAACAGCTGCATTGCCAGCGCTGTCTTCTCTACGCCGTCAGGCATTGCCTTAAACTTATTAGAAATCTCTAGCGTTACTTGATCAGCAGTCTTCAGCTTGCCTGCTGCATCTGTAGCGCTAATCCCTAGCGCCTTCAATGCCTCAGCAGTTGGACCCTTGCCGCTTTGCGCTGCTTCGTACATCCCTTTGCTGAGCTTGCCCAGTGCTTTACTCACGGCATCGATGTCTGTGCCACTGGTCGCCGCGGCCTTCTTGAATCGCGCCAGTGCTTCTACACTTACGCCCGTTCGTTGGCTCATATCGTACATTGCATCACCAGCCGCTATGGTCTTTTGAACCAGCGCACCTATACCGCCAATCGTGGCCACTGGAGCCAGGGCACCCAGCGCACCGCCCAACAATCCACTAGCGCTAGTTAGCCGCTTCGTTACCCCCTCCACCTGCTGGATCTTCTTGCCTAGCGCTTGCACCTGTTCACCGCCCGTTGCCCGTGCGGTGATCCTCAGCATCGCGTCCATATTCATGGCCATCTCAGCGCTTCCCCTTTCTGTTAATGTGCTCCAGAATCGTGGTCTCGATCACCTGTAGATCTGCCATTGTCTCCCGGAGCCGTGGCGTTCTGTTCAGTCTAGCCACGCTCAGCACCGCCCCATAGTCCAGGCCGATCAGGCCATTAGGACCAGAACGCCATTGCGTCTGCACCGACAGAAATAGGCATACCGCAGGCCAGTTCTCAGGCCACACCAGACATTCCCTAGGAGCAGCAGCCCCTAGGGCTTGATTGGCCACTGCTGCAGGAATGCCCATCATCGCGGCCTCCTGCTCCAGCCGCTGGCGTTCTTCCTCGCTAATCCCGACCGCGCCAGCCCCTAGCCAATGCCGCGCGGCCTGCCGGAGTTTCCCTGGCGGGCTCCCTGCAGACTCTCCGCCCACGCGTTGCTAATCGCAATAGCGACACCCTGCATCTGCAACATCTGCTCCAGGGTGGCGGGACTGAACGGCACGGCCTCGCCGTCGTCATCGGTGACACCAGACCAGCCGACCAGCACCTCAGCAGCCACCGCCCTGGCATGGACGCCGGAGAGATCAGGATCGTCCTGTCCGACCTCAAGCAACCGCTGGCGCCGTGCTAGCTGCTGCGTGAGTTCCTCGATGCGTTCCTGCCTCAGGAAGGCAAACTGCCCCTTGAAACTGAACCGCACTCCCGCGATCTCACCAGCGACGGGCCATTCGTAGCTAGTGGCGTTGCTAAGTTTGAAAGTCATAGATCAGGTAAAAGCAAGGGTCAAAGCATCGGTTACGCCGATCGCGCTATTCATTGCCGTAAACGGCAATTCAAGGCCGATCGTACCGTCAAGGTCTACCTCACTAGGAGGGCCGAACACGGCATAGGGAACGTTAGGGATCACCCGGTTACCAGCCACGGTGCCATGCGTCCAGGTGATCGCCTGGCGGGTGCCGGCGGTGCACAGCGCATAGGGATTGAATGTTGCCAGATCAGTGGGTCTGACGACGGTCACCGTACCGCTAACGGTATGGTTGATAATCTGCACCTCCTTAGTGCACCCTGCATAATCACGGAAGAATAGTTCAGGCTCCACTGTGATTGTGGCTGATGCCATGCACATAGCGACACCACCGATCGTTACGGTAGGGCTATTGGCTGCATCAAATACCAGCGGCGCCGCTTGATTGCTAATCGTTGGCGTTG